AGCGCCGTCAGCCCGGTCAGCCCGGCGAGCGGCGACACGTCGCTGATCTGGTTGCCCCCGAGGTAGAGCTCCGTCAGCCCGGTCAGCCCGGCGAGCGGCGACACGTCGCTGATCTGGTTGCCCCCGAGGTGGAGCGCCGTCAGTCCGGTCAGCCCGGCGAGCGGCGACACGTCGCTGATCTGGTTGCCCCCGAGGTAGAGCACCGTCAGCCCGGTCAGCCCGGCGAGCGGCGACACGTCGCTGATCTGGTTGCCCCCGAGGTGGAGCACCGTCAGCCCGGTCAGCCCGGCGAGCGGCGACACGTCGCTGATCTGGTTGCCTCCGAGGTAGAGCTCCGTCAGCCCGGTCAGCCCGGCGAGCGGCGACACGTCGCTGATCTGGTTGCCCCAGAGGTCGAGCGAGCCGTCCACGATCATCGCCTGGTATTCTGCAGTCGTTCTCATTTGATTTCCTCTCTGGCGTTCGGGATGCCGGCCCCGCAGGGCCGGGCACCGGAGCGTCACGCAAAGATTTCCGCGCTCGGCAGCGCTCGCCGCAGAGACGAAACGTCGCTGATCTGGTTGCGCCCGAGGTCAAGCATCGTCAGCTTGGTCAGCCCGGCGAGCGGCGACACGTCGCTGATCTGGTTGCCCCCGAGGTCGAGCGTCGTCAGCTCGGTCAGCCCGACGAGCGGCGACACGTCGCTGATCTGGTTGCCCCAGAGGTCGAGCGCCGTCAGCCCGGTCAGCCCGGCGAGCGGCGACACGTCGCTGATCTGGTTGCGCCCGAGGTAGAGCTCCGTCAGCCCGGTCAGCCCGGCGAGCGGCGACACGTCGCTGATCTGGTTGCCCCCGAGGTAGAGCACCGTCAGCCCGGTCAGCCCGGCGAGCGGCGACACGTCGCTGATCTGGTTGCCCCCGAGGTAGAGCTCCGTCAGCCCGGTCAGCCCGGCGAGCGGCGACACGTCGCCGATCTGGTTGTCCCAGAGGTCGAGCGAGCCGTCCACGATCATCGCCTGGTATTCTGCAGTCGTTCTCATTTGATTTCCTCTCTGGCGTTCGGGATGCCGGCCCCGCAGGGCCGGGCACCGGAGCGTCAGTGACTCTTCGGCGTCTCGGGCTCGTCGTCCTTCGGCGGGCAGTCTTTCGGATCGTCGCCAGGGTCTTCGCCGTCGTCGTCGTCGTCCGGGTCTTCGTCGTCGTCCGGCACCTCGCGAGCGGCGCGGGGGCCACTGCTGGGCATCCACCGGCCGCAGTTCGGGTCGATCTTCTGCCAGGCAGTGCCGGCCGTTCCGGCGATGGGGATGACGACGCAGCCGTCGATCACGGCGGTCTCCATGGTGGCGCTCGCGGCGCTGGCGGTGCCGAGCAACAGCGCGGCGGTCAGGGTCAGGCGTTTCATTCTGTCAGTCTCCTGTGAGTGGTGGTTGGTGGGCGCCCCCGCCCAGGTCAGTAACTTGTCGGGGTGTCCGCGAACGCCTCCCCAACGCGCCGGTCGAAGTCGGCCCACGCGGCGGCCGTCGTGGCGGCCCACGCCGCGTCCATCGCGGCCCTCGCGGAGGCCCGCGAGGCGGCCCACGTGGCGGCCCCCGTGGCGCTCGTCGCGGCCCACGTGGCGTCCATCGCGGCGGCCCTCGCGGCGGCCCTCGCGGCGTCCCGCGCGGCGTCCATCGCGGAGGCCCGCGCGGCGTCCATCGTGGCGTCCATCGCGGCGATCACGCTGGCGTCCATCGCGGAGGCCCGCGCGGCGTCCCGCAAGCCGTCGTCCAGTGTGGTCAGGTACTCCCGCACCACGTCCGGCATCGGCGCTTGCCAAAGGTGTTCAACGGTAAGCGCCTGGCTGGCCGCGAACCGGCGGAGCAATTGCGTCGCGTCGATGCTGGCCAGGATGGTGCGGCGGCGGCAGACGAGCTTGTCGGCTTCCTCGTCCACGATTTCCTCGCAACGGACGCGGTGCAGGATTGGTCCCGGCGCGTGAACCAGGGCGTCCGCCGGTCGGATGCTCGCGTGCAGACCCGCCTTGCAGATCACCACCCTCCCATCGTGCACCAGCGTTTCGCCGATGGGAGGGATCGGGCGGCCGTCGCGCAGGGTGTTGCCGGTGAAGTGCCAGGCGGTCAGGGTCAGGTGCTTCATCGGTGGTCTCCTGTGAGTGGTGGTTGATGGGAGCCCCCGCCCAGGGTCAGCCATAGCCGTCGCCGGAGCCGTAGCCGGAGCCGTCGCCGGAGCCATAGCCGGAGCCGTAGCCGGAGCCGTCGCCGAAGCCGTCGCCGGAGCCGGAGCCGTAGCCGGAGCCGTCGCCGAAGCCGTCGCCGGAGCCGGAGCCGTAGCCGGAGCCGTCGCCGGAGCCATCGCCGGAGCCATCGCCGTAGCCGTCGCCGTGACCGGAGCCGGAGCCGTAGCCGTAGCCGGAGCCGTCGCCGGAGCCGGAGCCGTCGCTTTCGTAGCCCTCGAACATCACGCGACCTCGATGCTGGAAATTGCGGCAGCCGAAGCCGGTATGATCTCAAGCGCGTCCAGCAGGACGATCTCAGGGAGGACGGGTTCGATCACGCTGCGCTTCGCGTCGATGCCGGTCAGCGCCACGGCGCTCAGGCTCACGCCCCTGTCCGTGCCACCAGTGTGCCAGCGCCACAGGCGACGGCTGTCCGCCAGCGTGACTTGGCGCCCGTCGTGCGCCGTCACCGTCCCGTAATGGACCCCGCTCGCGTAGCAGCGAACGATACATTTCTTGCCAATCATGGTGTCAGTCTCCTTTGTGAATCGTCAGAAAATCAGAGCGGCGAGCAGGACGGCGCCCATCAGTCAGCCCATAGCGGCGCCGATAATGAGGGCGCAGGGCCGGGCACCGGAACGTCAGTGCATCGCGAGCTTGGGGCCTCCACCTTGCGCCTCGCGATGCCTGCCCCGCGGCTCAGCAGCCGCGAGCGGTCTTGCACGAGGGCGGCGGCTCGTCGCCGTGGTCTTCTTCCTCGCCGCCCTCTTCGTCGCCCTCATCCTCATCCTCCGGCTCTTCGGCGACCGGGCGCGGGCCGTTGCCAGCGTGCGCATTCAGGAACTGGCACTGCGGCAGGGTCACATCGCTCCGGAAGAAGGCGTTGCTGCCGTCGATCTGCGTAAGCGGGCAGTCGCGCAGCAGGACCGTCTCGGTGGCGTCGCCCGCGGCGAACGCTGAGGTCGTGGCCATCAGCAGGGCGGCAAGAGTCGTCAGGGTCTTCATGTCTCAGTCTCCTTGGGTTTGGTTGGTGGGTTGAGTGGTGGGCGCCCCCGCCCGGTGGTCAGAAGGGTCCTTGGAGTGCGCAGCTCGCGGCGAGGGCGAGCGTGACGGCGAAGCCGGCGCCGACCGTCAGAAGCCAGGGCAGCCGGAAGTCGAGCCGCCGGCCCCTGTCGATCTCGTCCTGCGGGCGCAGCGGCGGGAACTGGTGGTAGGTGCGGCCGGGCGGCGGATCGTCGGGGCGGGTCATTGCCGGCCCTCCCGCACCGCACGCTCGGCCTTGATGGTCATGGCGGCGCGCTCAAGCTTGGCGCAGAACGCCAGGACGGCATCGGGTTCCTCGGCAATCCGCGGGCCGATCAGATCCTCGACCCAGCGCAGGCCCGAGATCACCGGGGCGGCGCCGAGGGCGTCGGCAATCTGGGCCCGCAGGCCGGCCAACGTTTCCCGATGCTGCTGTTCCTCGGCGTCGCGAGACAGGCGTGCCGCGGCAAGTGCCGAAAGGCGCTGTGCGAAGCGTTCCCGCCGCTCGTTCGCTTCGTGTTCCTCGCGCAGCGCCGCCGGGACGCGATCAAGGCCGAAGATGCGGATCAGGGTGCGATGGTAGAGGGAAAGAGGCATTGGCGTCATCCATCGGGGTTGCGTCGATGAAGCACCAATAGTCCACAAAAAGTGGACTGTCAAGCGGTGTGGTCCAAAAAAAATGGACCGCCACAATGGCGGTCCGCGTCAAAAGGCAGGTATGTCGGCGGTCAGGCCGGGCAGTTCACGGCGGCCGTGCTGTAGCCGTAGGGATTGTGACTGATCGATAGAGGATCTGCGGGGCAACCCGCAACCTGTTCGATCGCGCGAATGTGACGGGCGCTCGCCGCCGCATCCGTGGACCCAACGCCTTGGCCTGAGAGGTGGCGGGCGAAGTAGGAGTTCCTCCCTGCAACCTTCTCGACTGACACAAGGTAGCCGTCGAGTCGGACAGTCTGACTGGGCTCGGTCTCGAACGAGTCGCAGGACGCTATGCAAGTCAAAGTGAAAACTGTCGCCGCGATGCGCCGGCGTCGAAGCCGCCTTCGGTCTTCGCGGGATACCACAAGGTTGTTGTCACACATCGACTTCTCCTTATTCTTGTGGTGCTGGATGGGGAGTCGTAACGGGAGTCACGGATGCGTCGCCTCATGTTTCAGATCGCGCGACTTTTGCGTCGCGCTGGCGTTGACCTTAACCTTGTCTTCGATCCCATTCACTGCTTGCGGCTGCGAGCGCAGAGAAAAGCCGCTCTTGAACGTCGCCAGGGAGTTGCGCGAAGTCCCCGTGAATGAGGAAGTTGAAGTCAATCCGATGCAGCCTGTAGAACCAGCGCATCACGTCGCGTGACGGGAAAGACCGTCCGACCTCCATGTTGGAGTATGCGGTCTTCCTGATGCCGACGGCCGCCGCTATGTCCTTCTGCGACGCCCCCGCCACGATGCGCGCAGCGCTAAGGCGGATCGCGCAAGCCTTGAGGCTGATATCGCCGGTTCTAGCCAGGTGGTGGCGAGCGTCGATGTCCATGCCCGCGTTATAGCGCAGGTCCATTTTTCGTGGTTGCCTATCACATGGACCTTGCAAGTCCACAAATCGTGGACTATGACTTCCGTCTATGAGCACGGAAACCCTAGTAACCGCGTCGGGCATCTGCGACCTCCTGGGTCGCGGCGAGATGGCCGCAGCTCTCGGTGTGCGCAAGACAGCGATCTCCAATGCCGCAGTCGCGGGTCGCTTTCCGGCGAAGTGGTACGCTGTGATTGCCGATCTTTGCGCTGCAAAGGGCGCGAGTTGCCCGCGGGAACTGTTCGCATTCGTTTCGCCTGCGCCCTCGGATCCGGCGTTGGTCGGGGATGAAACCGTGGTGCCCGCCGAGGGTGACGCAGCGTGATCGGTTGTGGCGCATCGCTTGTCCCTCGCTGCCCCGGTCTTCTGCCGGTGGACCGCTGCGAATGTGGCTTGCCTGGCGACAAAGGTGCGCTGGGCGGCGGATCGTTTCAATTCGGGAATTCCATACCCGCAGCATCGGGCCGGAGCCTGCTGCGGGTCGGTGGCGCGGTCAGGCGGCGCCACCCGGCGGGCGGCAGCGCGCAGCGCGCCGCCCGCCGCAACGAGTTGACCGGCGGCTATACCTCGGGCGGGGCGCAGGACCTGTCCGCAACCAAGCCGGGCCTGACGTCGGGAGCCGCCGGTGGCGCTTGCCATGGGAACGCCCGAAAGGCCCGGAACCTGCGCCCTGCCCGGGCGAGAGCGGGGGCCGCCCCGCAGGGTATCGGTTCTGCCTCGGCGGCGCGTCCTGTCCTGCGCCGCCGCACCTTCGCCCGTCCGCTGCCTGTGGCGCGGACGGGCGGCTTTCGGAATGCCCTGCGGGGATCGGCCACCTCCTCCCGGCCGGTCTGGCAGCGCGACGCCGGGCCGCGCCCGCACGGGATGCCCGGCACATCCTCCCTGTTGGACTGCCCGCCCGGGTCGCGCATGGCGCCCGGGCGGGGTTTTCGTGGGGTCATGGCATGAGCTTTGACGCAGAGACGGGCATCAGCGCGGCCCGCAACCTGAGGGTCACCGGCGCGATGCTGCGCGAGGCCGCCGCGGCCGGACGCAGCCTGTCGGACGCCGCCCGGGGCTGGGGGGTGCACGTGCAGACGGTGCGCGACGCCGAGGTGCGGTTTGGCGTGACGCTGGCGCGTCGGCGCGGCGGCCGTGACCCGATGGACGTGGACCGCGTGCGCGCGTTGTTCGAGGCGGGTGCCAGCGACGTTGCGATTGCGGCCGATCAGGGCGTGGCGCGGCAGTCGGTGGGGCGACTGCGGCGCGAACTGGGCTTGCGCCGCCCCGCCGCCGAGCCGGCCGGCGCGAAGACCTCCGAGGTCCTGCGACTGGCCGCCGAGGGGGTTCCGAACGCCGAGATTGCCCGGCGCGTCGGCCTGACGCTGAACTCTGTCAAGATGCGCCTGGCGGTGCGCGGCGGCCTGACGCGCGAGGTTCTGTTGGACGCCGCGGCGCGGGGGCTGACGCAGGCCGATCTGGCGCGCGAGCGGTGCGTCTCGCCCGCCTCGGTCAGCCAGGCCGTCCGGCGGCACGAGGTCACGCTGGCGCGCCCGGGCAAGCTCTGCGACGTGTCGGATCGCGAGATCCTGCGGTTGCTGGATTCCGGCCTGTCGCTGCGTGCGATCGGGGGCCAATTGGGCGTTCACCACGAGTCGGTCAGGAACAGGATCGAGCGGATTCCGGTTCGGCAGCGTGAGGCGATCCTTCGGGAGCTCCGGGCCGGGCGGGGCAGCGTTCTGCGCGGCCGGCCGGGTGCGGGCGCCGCGCAGGGCGAGGCCGCCGCGCCGGAGGCAGGGCCCGCGCACCCGTTCTGGACGGCCGAGCGCGACGCGCTGGTGCTGAAATCGGCCGGCAGCTACGCCGGGCTGCGCAGCGTGGCCGAACTGCTGGGCCAGCCGTTCCCGCGCGTGCAGCAGCGCTGGCATCGGCTGAGGGCGGGCTGATGGGCGGCATCCGTTCCGACTGGGGGAAACTGCTGGCCCTGCGCCCGTCGCACCTGATCCTGGGCGCGGACCCCGGGCACGTAGCCCGCCGGGTCGGCGGCCAGGTCTATCTGGCGACGCCCTACACCCGCCGCGTGGTCGATGTGGCCGGCGCCTACGACCCCGACCTGAACCTGTCGCTTATGTTCGAGGCGGCATGGGAGGCGCGGCGCCTGGCCCAGCTGGGCGTGACCGCGATTTCGCCGATCGTTCAGGCCGCAGGCATGGTTGCGCTGCACCGCCCGCGCCACGGCGCCCGGCCTCTGGACCCGCTGGACGCGGAGTTCTGGACGCGCTGGTGTGCGCCGGTTCTGGCGGCGTCGGAGGCCGTCGTCGTGCCCGACCTGCCGGGCTGGGCCGACAGTGCGGGCGTGCTGCACGAAGTCAAGACGGCCCTGGGCCGCAACAAGCCCGTGTATCTCTACGCGGAGGCGGCGCCATGAATTCCGTCGGGGCGGCATTCTGCCGGAATAGCGGCGTGCCGCGCGCCGCGGTTCTGCGCCTGGCGATTGCCGCCGGGCTCGACCCGGTCGTCGATGCGCCGGCGCTGGCGCTTGTGGCCGCGCTGCCGCGGTTCACGTTCTGGCGCGCCGCGCGGCGCGACTGGTCGCCGGCTGAGGATGCCGCGCTGTTCCAAGCCTGGATGTCGCTGGGCAGCGTGACAGAGGCCGCGGTGGCGATCGGTATCCCGCGAGGTCATGTCCTGCGCCGCTGGCAGCAGATCGCCGGCCCGCGCGACCGGGCGTTCCTGCGCCGCGAGGGCGAGACGCTTATGGCAGCGCTGGGCGCCCGGGCGAGGGTGCGCGCATGAGCGCGCCGTCCGCAAAGCCGCTGTTCCGTGCGATCAGCGGACCTGCCCTGCCGGCGCAGCCGGTCGGCTTGGCTGGTCTCGATGCCCCGCCTGCAGCCGCGCCACGTTCTGCTGACGGCGACACGGCGCGCCGCGCCCTCGACTTCTACCCGACAGCGCAGCCTGAGGCGATCCGCGCTCTGTTCGCGCGCGACGGCGCGCGGATCGCGGAGTGCGGCGCGGTGTGGGAACCGGCGGTTGGGGACGGAGCCTTGGCCCGCGAGATCGTGGCGATGGGGCTGCCATGCGTGGGGTCGGACGTGGTCGATCGGGGTTGGCCTGGAGTCGAGGTCCGGAGCTACTACGAGTACGCTGCGGCGCCCGCCCGGGCGATTGTCACGAACCCGCCGTTTTGCGAAATCAACGCCAGAGACGGGCGCGGCAGGTGGTTGCGGCACACCCTGAATATGCCGGGGTGGGAATACTGCGCGCTGCTGCTGTCTTGGGACTGGCCTGCGGCGGTGGCGAACGGCCTCGGCGCGATGCTCGACGCGGAGCCATTCAGCTGGTGCTACCTTCTGCGGTGGAAGTTGGATTTCACCGGCGCGGGCAGCCCGCCGCAGCGCAATGCCTGGTTCGTTTGGGACCGCCGCGACCCGCGCGGCACCGACGGGTTGCTGCCGGCGCCCGATTTCCGATGGATGAACCGTTCCGACGCGAGGCAGGGCGACCTTTTCGAGGCGGTGCCGCAATGACCCTCATCGCAACCTATTCGTTCCGCTATGGGCGCCAGGGGCCGCGCGATGCCGGGGCGCCGCTGGTCGAGCGGGGCGAGGAATTCGACGCGCAGCCGACGGCGCAGGCCTCGGCGATCGAGGTCGAGCGCCACCTGATCGCGGCCGGCGTCGCGGTTACGCCAGAGGTCTGGGCAAAGCGGCGCCGCGCGTACCTCCCGAGCTTCGGTGAGGGCGGGCGCCTGGACTGGTTCTGCGAAAGGGGATGACGATGCCGAAGGACGCCGGAAGGGTCGATGGCGCGATGCTGCGGGCCGCGGTCGAGGGTGACCGGCCTGGCAAGCGGATGAAGGCCGATCCTGACTTCGACGGCGCCGCCGACAAGGCCTATGGCGTCGCGGCGGTCGAGCTGCGCCAGTACGTCGACAAGATACGCCGGCTGAACCAGAGCAAGTCCGAGATCGCGGACGACCTGAAGGTCGTGGTCGCCGAGGCGAAGTCGCGCGGCTACGACACCAAGGCGCTGAAATACGTGGTCAAGTGGATCGACGCAGACCGCGCCGCGCACGCCGAATTCGAGTCGGTGGTCGAGATGTACAAGGCCGCGCTGGGGCTCTGATGACCCGCCGGCCTTCCCTCACGCTGATCGGCGATGCCGACGACCTGCCGGACTATCCGCTGCCGAAGGGGCTGCGGCTGGCCGGGCACTACTATCTGGGGTTCGAGTTCAACGCCTATCTGAACAGCAGGTTCCGGCTGCGCGCAGATGCGATGTCGCGGGCCGTGGCGCTGGACCTCTGGTGCCACGCGCAGAACCAGGACCCGATCGGCACGCTGCCGGACGATGACGAACAGCTGGCCAAGCTGACCGGCATGTCGGTCGAGCGCTGGCGCGAGTTGCGCGGGGCCGAGTTCGGGCCGTTGTTCAAATGGGAACGCTGCCGCGCCTCGGATGGCGAGATCCGGCTGATGCACCCCAAGGTGCTGGGCAAGATCGAGGAAGCGATGGATTCGCGCGCTCGGCGCGAGATGCGGCGCGGCGAGAGGGCGGCCGAAAAGCGGCTGTCCGACCTGGCCGATCGTGTCGTCAAGGCCGGCGGCAGCCGGGGCATGGCTTCCGATCAGGACCTGTTGCGGCGGCTGGCGGCATGGCTCGACCGGCACTGCGAGGGTCGCTACTGGACGGTCGAGTGGGTGCGCCGCGCGATGGAAGTCGATGCAACCAAGGATGTGGGCGTAATGCGGTAAGGCGTTGCAATCATTGGCCGAAATTAGTGGCAATCACGGATTTTCACGAAAAGTCCACTGATTTGCCACCGATTTCCACCGATGAAATCAGTGCCGTCTAAAAGAAAAGACAGAGAAATAAGAAGAAAGTCTTCCGAAATTCCCGAATGGGCGCGCCAGCGGCTCGGGCATCGGGCTGAGAGAGGGGCAAGAGGCGATGACGGCGACAGAGACGGAAACCGAAGCGCCCGTGGCGGGCGAGGTCGAAAGCGGACGTGCCCGGGTGCGGCGCTGCCTGATCGAGCCGATGGCCGAGATGGGCTTCCAGCGGCGCAAGGGGTCCACGGTGGCCGACCACGATGCGATGATGGCGAAGATCGAGGGCCGGCTTGGCTATATGACCGAACGCGGTCTGGCCGGGCTGCGCGAGTTCTGTGTCAGGCTCGCCGCGGGCGGCCAGGTGCCGTACTGGCCTCCCATTGCGTCGGTCTTGGGCTGGGCGTGGTCGATCGAGGCGCCGCCGCCGCGCGACAACGCCTATGTGCAGTCGCTGATCCGGTCGGCTCTTGGTGCCGAGGCCGAGGATGGAGGGTGGCTGGTCGAGCTTTACCGAACGGCGCGCCGCTTCGGGCCGCCGCCCAACCGCTACAGCCGGGTCGAGATGCAGCGCGATGCCGAGGAAAGCGCGCGGCGCCGGGCGCGGGTGCGCCAGAAGATCGAGGAAGGCAGCGCGTCAGGTGACGACCGCGCATGGCTTGCCGCCTGGCATCGGGATCTTCAGGACGCGCTGGCGATGCGGCGTCAGGATGAGGGGGCTGGGGAATGAGCCGGAAATCGCAGATCGAGGCAGCGGTCTTTCACCCGACTGGCAAGCGGGCGGCCGCTTCGGCTTCGGTCTTTTCGGCCGCCATGGAGCGTGCGGCCGTAGCCGAGTTGAAGGCGGCCGCCGCGATCCCTGCGCGGTGCGGCCCGGCCATTGTGCCGGCGCCGGCGCGCGGCGCGTTCGCCGTGTTCTCGCCGCGCGAAATGGTGCCGGGCTCGGCCGAGCGCAGCCGTCATGCCGGGTTCGACGGGCGGGATGCCGTGCGGCAGGCCGATGCGTTCGACCGGATGGAGGCAAGGGTGCGCGCGCGATGGTCGTCTCTGCCGGAGAGATTCCGGCCGCCATTTGTGCCGCCGTTCACCCCCGGGCAGGTGGCGGTGGGTCGGCGCTACCTCGCGCTGGTCGAGCGGTGTGAGGCGGGCGGCATCAAGTGCGCGTCGCTAGAGGCTGGCAGGTCGGGCGGAACCGGCGGCGGATTCAGCGAGGCGATTGCTGCCGATCGTGCCGAGCTCAACAGGATGCGGGCAAGGATCGGAGATCGGGCAGCGATGACGGTGCGGCGCGTCCGGCCTTCGGATCGCGGCGTAGAGCAACGCGGGATCATCAGCGACCTTGCGCTTGTCAACCACGTCTGCCTTGAGGGGCGCACGATCAAGGAGGTGCTCGTGCGATACAAGTGGGTCGGCCCAAAGGGGTGGCCAAAGGCCGACCACGTCAAGCTCTTGCGCCAGGCTCTTTGCTTGGCACTCGATCGGATGCAGGGCTACAGCGGGTAGGGGTTGACGACTACGGTCAACAGGATGTAGCTTGAGAGCCATCATCCAGAATAGCGCCCGCCGGGAACCCTCGCGCGGGCGCTTGGCGTTCCGGGGTGGGGGCTCGGGTCCTTCCTGGCCGGTCGGTGTACGGTGCGGCGGAGCGCTTAAGTTTTTCCGTTGCCGGGTTTCGCGAGGGTGCAACCCGTGCAACTTTTCCGGCCTTTTGGCCTGCAACCTGCAACGGCGGAGACATGGCCAGGATCACGCGCGCGGAAGCTGCGCGACAGCTCGGAATCAACAAGTCGACGGTGACGCGCTGGGTGGCAAAGCACCCGGCGCTCGCTGACGAGCGCGGGCTGGTGCTGGTCGATGAGATTCGCGCGCATCGCGACGCGATGATCAATCCGAAATTGCAGACTCGTGGCCCGACTGGCGCGCAAGAGCAGGATGGCGCAGCGCCACAACGGCAGGAGACGGCGGACAAGAGGCCGAGCATCAACGACCACCGCTCGCGGACCGAAGCGGCGAAGGCGATCGAGGCGGAACTCGATCTGGCCGAGCGCTTGGGCCTCACGGTTCGGCGCGATGATGTGGAGAGGGCCGTCGCATCAGCTGGCGAGACGATTCGTCAGAAGGCCGCGCAGATCGTCCGGGACCGCGCCGAGCGCCTCGCTAGGATCGACGATCCAAGAGCGATGGAGCGCGCGCTGGACGATTTGATGCGCGACCTGATGTCGGAGGCCGCCGCAGCACTTTCCGCCGCAGCGCAATCTGTCGAGGAACGCAGTGCAGCTTGAGGCTCTTGCCGGGTGTGCGCCAGCCGGCCCGGTCGTCATGGATGCACTGGCGAATGCGCTGCGCCCGCGCGAGAATCTGTCCGTTGCAGCGTGGGCAGATCGTCATCGCGTCCTGTCAGCCGAGAGTGGATCGCGCTATCCAGGCCCATGGCGCAACGTCAGGGCCCCGCACCTGGTCGAGATCATGGATGCGCTGGGGCCAGACGATCCATGCGAGGACGTGGTCTTCGTGGCCTCGGCACAGGTCGGGAAGTCGGAGGTCGGGATCAACTTCTTCGGGTTCGTCGTCGATCAGGACCCTGGGCCGATGATCCTTGTGCTGCCGAGTCACGAAGAGGCGACGAAGTACGTCAGGACGAAGCTGCAGCCGTCGATCGACGTGACGCCGAACCTTCGGCGGCAGGTGCTGGAACTGACCACGAGGACAGAGCGGGGAAGTACCGCGAGTTACAAGCGCTTCCGCGGCGGCTTCGCGCAGGTCACGTTTGCCGGGTCGTCCAAGGGCCTGCAGATGCTGTCGGCGCGCTACACCATCGCCGACGAAGTCAGCGAATGGCCTGCCACCGCCGGCGAACGCGGCGACCCGGTCGCCCAGCTCAAGAAACGGACCGAGACGTACGAGCGGGACCGGAAGCGCTTCTGGGTTTCGACACCGTCGATTGTCGGCATGTGCAGGATCACCGCGGACTACGAGCGGTCGGACATGCGCCGGCGGTACGTGCCATGCCCGCATTGCGGATCTTACCAGATCCTCGCCTTCGACGGGCTGAAGTGGGAAAGCGAGGAATGGCCGCACCGGGCGTGGTTCGAATGCCAAGCCTCGGGTTGCGTGATCCTGCCAGACGCCAAGGCCGACATGATGGCGGCCGGTGTCTGGATCCCGACCGCAGGCGAGGATGGGCCGCCGCCCGTGATCGAGCCTTGCGAGATAGAGCGCTGGCGGACGCGCGAGGTTCCGACGCGGGTGCGAGGCTTTCACATCTGGAAGGCCTACAGCCTTTTCTCGTCATGGGACTCGATCGTGGCGGAATTCATCGAGGCGTCCACCGGACACGAACGGATGCGGGTCTTCACGCAGCAGGTTCTGGGAGAGCCATGGGAAGACAAGGGCGATGCGCCCGACGCGGAACAGCTGCTGGCGCGCCGGGTCATCGAGTACCGCCGGGGCGAACCTCCGGTCGGTCCCGTGGTGTTCACCGGCGCGACGGACGTACAGGGTAACAGGCTTGAGTGGGCGGTCTGGGGTTGGTCGGAGGGGATGACACGCTGGCTCGTCGACTGGGGTGTGATCGAGGGCGACCCGAACGATCGGGCGACCTGGGCTGCGCACGACCGCGTGATGGAGGCTGCCAAGTATGCACCGGGAGGAAGCGGAACCGTCGAGGTCGAGGCCTGGGCTGTCGATTCCGGATACGTCAGTCAGGCGGTCTATGACTATGCCCGTCGCAACCCGCGGGTGTTCGCGGTAGACGGCCGCGACACGCGCCGCACCGACCCGTTCATCGGCGCGGCCAAGAAGGTCGACGTCAAGTGGAACGGCAAGCGGGTGCCGCGTGGCGCAGTGATCTGGCCAGTAGGCACCTTCGCGCTTAAGTCGGACCTCTATTCGGCGATCCGGAGAACCATCCGCGGGAGAAACGAGCAAGGCGAATGGGAGTCCGGCGCGATGATCCTGCCGGGTGACGTGAGTCTTGCCTATACCGAACAGCTGACCGCCGAGCATCTGGTCGAGGCCGAGACGAGGTCCGGTGTGCTTACCCGTCGCTGGGAGAAGCTGGCCGGTCGCCCGAACGAAGCGCTCGACATCGCCTGCTACGCGCGCGCGATGGCCTATCACCTGCGGCTCGACCGGCTGACGCCAGACCAATGGGCCGCACTGCGCGCCGAGCGGTGCCCGGCCATCGACAACAGCCGGCAAGGTGATCTTTTCGCTGTTCCGGTCGCGCCTGTGGCGCCGACTAGGCCGCCAGAGGCAGGCCGTCAGGCGCCTGCACCAAAGAAGGCAACGCCCGGGTCAGCCGGTTGGGTGCCAGATCGCGAGGATTGGGTATGAGCTACACGCAGGCGCAACTCGATGCGCTCGACGCCGCGATCGCCTCGGGCGTCCTGTCCGCCGAGTACGATGGCAAGCGCCTGACCTATCGCTCCATGGCCGAGCTGATCTCGGCCCGGAACACGGTGGCCAAGGGGCTTGCCGCCCAGGCTGGTAGCCTCGTGACGCGGCACGTCAACCCGGTCTTCGATCGCGGGGTCTGATCACATGAACGTGCTGGACCGCCTTATCGGGATCGCCGCGCCAGAGGCCGCACTGCGGCGGGCCCGCGCCCGCGCGGCGCTTCGCGTGGTCGAGGCTCACTACGCGGCCGGCACAAAAACGCAGCGGGCCTCTTCCTGGCGCGCTTCTGGCGCCGATGCCGATGGCGCCAGCCAGAGGCGCGACCGCCTGCGCTTCATTGCGCGCGACATGGTGCGAAACACGCCGCTTGCCCTGCGCGGGCAGATGGTCATCGCCAACAACGTGATCGGCGACGGGATCATTCCGAAGGTCAAGGCGCCGCAGGTCACGATCGAAAGGCAGCTGCGCGCGCTGGCCCTGGCGCATCTGGACACCACCGCAATCGATGCGGATGGGCGTTCCAATCTCTACGGGCTGCAGCGCCTTGTCGTGAATGCGGTGGTTGACGCAGGCGAGGTGCTGGTGCGCCGCCGCCGGCGGCGCCGCACCGACGGGCTGCCGCTGCCGTTTCAGGTGCAGGTGATCGAGGCCGACTTCATCGACACCAGCCGCGAGGGAACGCTGGCGAACGGAGGCTACATTCGCGAGGGAATCGAATTCGACGCGATCGGTCGGCGCGCCGCGTACTGGCTGTTCGACGAGCATCCCGGTTCGACCTTCCGGCCGCTTCGGGGATTGATGTCGCGCCGGGTTCCGGCTTCCGAAGTGCTGCACGTCTATCGGCAGGATCGCCCGGGCCAGATGCGGGGCGTCACCTGGTTCGCGCCTGTGGCCATGAACCTGCAGGACCTGGCAGATGGTCAAGACGCCCATCTGATGCGCCAGAAGATCGCCGCGTGCTTTGCGGGGTTCGTGACGGACACCGACTCGGTCGGGATGCCGCAGACGGCGGCCGATGCGGAGAAGAGGGATCCCCTGGGTTCCATCGTTCCGGGCCGGCTGCAGCGGCTGAGCCCTGGTGAAAGCATCGAGTTTCCTACGCCGCCCGGTGTCGATGGATTCGATCAGTTCACGGCCGTCATCTTGCGCAGCGTGGCCGCGGGCCTTGGAATCACCTACGAGGCCCTGGTCGGGGACCTGAGCCAGGTCAATTTCTCGTCCGCCCGGATGGGCCGGATGGAAATGAACCGCAATGTCTCAAGCTGGCAATGGCTGATGGTGGTGCCGCAGCTGCTGCAGCCATTGGCGGAGTGGTTCCTGGAAGCGGCCGAGCTGCAGATGGGACGGCTCTTGCCCGCCGGGACGTCGATCGACTGGACGCCGCCGGCTGTGATCATGGTCGATCCGACGAGAGAGGTCGCCGCAATGCGGGACGCCGTGCGCGCTGGCTTTGCCAGCCGGCGAATGCAGGTGCGCGCGCTTGGCTACGATCCGGAAGAGATCGAGGCAGAGATTGCCGAGGAGCGCGCGGCGGCCTTGGAGGCAGGGCTTGTCTTCGACACGGACGCGGTGGTCCCCAAATCGGGCGGCGTTCCAGGGCGGGTGCCGGATGTCGACGAGAACGACGAAAACGATCAGAGCGGAGGGCCGAACGATGGCCGATAACGAGATCCACCTCTACGGCACGGTTGGTGCCTCGTTCTGGGACGAGGACTATTTCACGGCCAAGCAAGTCCGCGATCAGCTTGCGGCGATGACCGGCGACCTGACGGTCCGCATCAATTCCGGCGGCGGCATCGCGACCGAGGGCCAGGCCATCTACACCATGCTGAAGGACTATCCCGGGCGCGTGACGGTCGTGGTGGATGGCGTCGCGGCCAGCGCGGCGAGCCTGATCGCGATGGCGGGCGACACCATTCGGATGCGGCTTGGCGCCTGGATGCTGGTTCACGATCCCGCGCAATGGCTGATCGACGGCCGCGGCACGGAAGCCGACCACCTCAAGGTCGCGGAAATCCTGTCGGTGGTCGGCGACGCCTACGCCGAGATCTACGCGGACCGCAGCGGCATGACCCGGGCGCTTGCCCGCGAGATCATGCGCGCGGAAACCGTCATGGATGGGGAAAAGGCAATCGAACTCGGCTTCGCGGATGAGCGCGAAGAAGCCGAGTCGCAGGCCGCCGCATCCTTCGACTACCGCATCTATTCCAACGCGCCGAGCAACCTTCGCGCGGCATCGAATCGTCCCGGCGGGGTGCCGGGGAGGGAGGCCGTTCTGGCCATGGTCGCCGGAGTGCCCGGCAAGCAGAGGAAGGAGCCTTCGATGGCTGAGAAGTCCACGCCGGCTGCGGAGGCGAAACCCGCAGCAACCCCTGTCGCCGAACAGCCCGCGGCAGTCGCTGCGGCTGCTGCCTCCAGCGACGTCCTGATGACCGCGGCGCAAGCTTCGCGCCTTCACACGATCGCGGACAGGGCGGGTATTCCGTCCGCCGAGGTGACGAAGCTGATCGACGGAGGGTCTTCGTTCGACGCCGTTCTGGATCAGATCACGGCGAAGTGGCAGGCGTCGCCGGCTGCCGGGGACGATCTGCCCCGGGCGGGTCGCGAGACCGCCAAGATCACCCGCGACGAGCGCGAGACGCTGCGCGCCGGGATGACGTCCGCGCTGGTCGCGCAGCTCGGGCGGAAGGATCCGGACCACGAGGCCGGGCGGCAATACATGCAGTCGTCAATCCTCGACATGGCGGTTGCCTGCACGGGTTACCGCGGCCCGACTCGGACGGCGGCTGACCGTCTTGACGCCATCACGATGGCGTTCCATACGACGTCGGACTTCCCGGCCATCTTCGAGAGCGCGCTCAACAAGCGCCTTCTGGACCGCTATGCGGACGCCCCCGTGGTCTATCCGCAGATCTCGCGCCGCCGCGACTTCACCGACTTCCGCCCGCACCCGATGACCCGGGCCGGCGACTTCCCGCTGCTGCGCGAGGTCAACGAGGCCGGGGAAATCCAGTTCGGCACGTTCGGAGAGTCGAAGGAGACGGCCGTCCTCAAGGCCTACGCGATCGCGCTGGCGGTCACCCGCCAGATGATGATCAACGACGACCTGGGCGCGATCGAGGACGTCATCCGCGACGCCGGAATGGCCGTCGCGCGGACGGAGGAGGCGGTCTTCTTCGCGATGATGCTTTCCGGCGCCAACGCCGACGGGCCCACGCTGGCTTCGACCACGCGTCAGGTGTTCAACATCACCGACGGGTCGAAGGCGGGCACGGCCGCGGCGATCACGACCGCCGCGGTGGGTCTGGGGCGCGCCGCCATCCGCAAGCACAAGAGCGTCGACAACTCTGACCTCGGCCTTGCGCCGGCGATCCTGCTTACCGGCCCGGACAAGGAGCTCGAAGCGGATCAGCTGACCGTCGCGATCACCGCGAACGAGACGGTGAAGGTCAACCCGTTCTCGGGCCGCCTGACGCCGATCTCGACGCCGAAGATCACCGGCAACGCCTGGTACCTTCTGCCTTCGCCGGACGTGCAGTCGCTGTTCGTGCACGGCTTCCTTCAGGGTGATCAGGGTCCGCGTGTGCGCATGGAAGAGCCCTTCGGGACGCAGGGCATCCGCTACAGCATCGAGCGCGACTTTGGCGTCGCTGCGGTCGACTACCGCGGCGGCTACAAGAACGCCGGCGCCTGACCCGGGCCCGCAAGGCTAACGCTCCGGCGGCGCGATCGCCGGAGCCAACCCCCAGATTCCCGAAGGAGGGATACCGATGAAGAACTTCGTACAACCCGGGGATGCGATCACCGTCGCTGCCCCCGCGAACGTGAATGCCGGTGCCGGCGTCCTGATCGGCAGTCTGTTCGGCGTCGCGCTGACCACGGCGCTTTCCGGCGCCAGCGTCGAGATCCAGACTACCGGCGTGGTCGACATCACCAAGGCGCCGTCGCAGGCGTGGACTGTCGGCGCCCTGATCTACTGGGACGCGGCCAACAACCGCGCGACCAACGTGGCGTCGACCAACAAGCTGATCGGCCTGGCGGTCGCTGCCGTCGCTGGCGGTGCTGGCGACACGATCGGCCGGGTGCGTCTCAACGGTGCCGGGGTCAACTGATGACCGCATTTGCGGCGGCGATCAATGCGCTGTTCGCAGACCCGAATCTGGCCGTCGCCGCGACCCTGCATCGCGGCGACGGTTCTTCTGCGGAGGTGTCGATCATCCTCCGAAGGCCCGATGTCGTGAGCGAGTTCAATGCCGGACGCTTCCGGTCGGAGACGCTTCTGATCGACGTCCGGGTTTCCGATGTGCCGATTCTCGCCGAGGGCGATCAGTTCGTCATCGACGCCGAGGTCTTTCGCGTCGCCGGTGCGCCCGTTCGAGATCGGGAAAGGCTGGTCTGGGCGGCAGAGGCGCGGCGGGCCTGATGTTTCGACTTGAGGTGCGGGAGAACCTGAAGGCAGACATGGCCGCGGAGACGCTGCGCGGCGAGATCGCGGTCACCCGAGCCATGACTTCCGCTGGCCGGGCTGTGCAACGGGCCTGGAGGGATCAGGTCCGTGGCGCTGGACTTGGCGCGCGGCTTGCCAATAGCGTGCGGCAGCGTGTCTATCCCGCCGGCGAGCCATCGATGAAAGCCGCCGCCCTGATCTGGACCAAGGCGCCGAAGATCATCGGCGCATTCGACAGGGGAGCGCTGATCCGGTCCAGCAACGGGTTCTGGCTTGCCATACCGACCGCTGCGGCCGGCCGGGGAGGGCGCGGGCGGATCACGCCTGGCCAATGGGAGAATAGGACGGGCCGCCGCCTGCGCTTCGTCTATCGCAAGGGGCGCAGCGCGCTGCTTGTGGACGATGGCAACCGGCGGATCGAGGGTGGCAGCCTGCGCCGCGGACAGTTCGGGCCCCGCGCGCCGCGCGCGTTCCGCAACCGAACCGTGCCGATCTTCGTGCTGGTGCGGCAGGTGCGCTTACCCAAGAAGCTTTCGCTGGACGCTGCAACCGCGCGCGGCGCGGCAGGAATTTCCGGCCTGATCGTGGCCGGCTGGCGCGACGAGGGATAGCAATGCCAAGCAAATCGGAATCCGTCCTGGCCGCGCTTGGGGCGGCGATTGCGGCCGGGCTTCCCGCCGGCGCTGACTACGAGCGAAACGGAGTGCTTCCGGCCGTGCTGCCACGCGGCGGCCTGGTGATCCTGCGCGATGGTGACCCCGGAGAGCCGGAGTTTCTGCTGTCGCCGCTGACCTACATCTACGAGCATCGCGCCGAGGTCGACATTGTCGTCGAGGGTTCTTGCCGTGACGAGCTGTTCGACGCCCTGAAAGTGGCGATCGGGACGGCGCTGGCGGCGGACCGCACGCTTGGTGGCCTGTGCGACTGGGTCGAGCCCGAGGCGCCAGCGCCCGTCGAGCTGCCGGTCGATGGTGGCGAAGAGATCAAGGCCGCCACCATCGGCGTCCTTCTGACCTACGAGACTTCAAACCCGCTTACCTGACGAAAGGATCTTGCGATGGCCCGCGAACAAGGCGCCAACGCCCGGCTGGCCGTGGCGTTCGAGTCCACCTACGGAACTGCGCCCGCCAGCGGGTTCCGGTCCATGCCCTTTGCGTCGACGACGCTCGGGCAGGAGCAACCGCTTCTGGCGAACGATCTTCTTGGCAACGGCCGCGACCCGGTCGCGCCGACGCGCGATGCCATCACCGCCGACGGCAACGTGATCGTGCCGGTCGATGCCGAGAACCTTGGCGTCTGGCTGCGGGGCGCGTTCGGTGCGCCCGTCACGACCGGCGCCGGCCCCTATGACCACGAGTTCCGGTCTGGCGCGGCAACGCTGCCCAGCCTGTCGATCGAGAAATGGCTGCCCGGCGTTCCCATGTCGGAGATGTTCACGGGCTGTGTCGTCGACACGCTGAGCTGGACGATGCAGCGGGCGGGCCTGCTGACCATGACGGTCGGACTGGTGGCCCAAGGCAGAACCAAATCCGCGAGCGCCCAGAGCGGGACGCTTGCCTCCGCCTACAACCTGGTTCGCTTCGGCCATTTCAACGGGTCGATCGCGCGCGACGGGTCGGCGCTTGGCAATGTCGAGTCGGCCAGCATCACCTATTCCAACAACCTCGACCGGATCGAGACGATCCGGTCGGACGGCCGGATCGACGGCGCGGATCCCACCGTGGCGGCGCTGAGCGGAGAAATCACCGTCCGGTTCGCCAACACCACGCTTCTCGATCAGGCCATCGACGGCGAGCCTTGCGAACTGGTGTTCACCCATGCGCTTGCCGGCGGGGAGGAGTTCGTCTTCACCGCCCATGCGGTCTATCTTCCAACGCCGCGTATTCCGATCGAGGGGCCAGGCGGCATCCGCGCGACGTTCGCCTGGCAGGCGGCAAAGCACACGAGCCCGGCGCGCATGTGCACGGCCGTCCTGACCAACGACGTCGCGAGCTACGCATGATCCGCCTGAAGATCGGCCGCGAGGCCGAGTGGCACGACCTTGGCCATGGCGTCGAGGTGCTGTGCGAGCCGATGACGACGGCCGTACTGCTGTCGGCGCGGTCGGACGCGCGCTTTGCGGCGCTGGCTGCGGACGGCGGCCGCGCAGAGCCGCCGGACGCCATGCTGGTCTTGTTCGAACTCAACCGGGCCATTGCCTCGCGCCTGATCGTCGACTGGCGCGGTGTTGAGGGCGAGGACGGGGCAGCCGTGACACCGACGCCAGAGGCGGTCGCAGCGCTGTTCGACCTGCATCGGAGCTTCTTCGAGGCCTTTAACGAGAAAGTTCTCTTCGCCTGGCAGCAGGTGGTGCAGGAAAAAAACGGATCGTCGCCCTTGCCGAGTGGCACTTCGGCGGGGGCGGGCGGAGCTACTGCGCGGGCTGCGAAGGAGCCTGTGCGGCGTGCCCCTACGTCGAAAATGCCCCGCAAAGCCGCGAAGGCGCGGCTGTCTGGGCGCTGATCGAAAGTCTAAACGGTCAGGTGCGTGTGGGTCCGATGGGCAACGTCATCGGCTGGGACATGACCGCCGCGCTGGCCTTGGGCCGGGCAATGGGGATCGACGGGCGGGTTCTGGCGGAGTTCCTGCCGCCGGCCGAGGCGGCAATGGTGAGCAAGTTGCGCGAGCAACAGGAGGCGGATCGGCATGACTGAAAAGCGCGTTTCCGTCCGCCTGGTGGCCGAGGGCGACCGGCAGGTCAAGGCGATGTTCGCCGACCTTGGCCGGCAGGGCCCTGCTGCCTTCAATCAGGTCGGCACGGCGGCGCGGAACATGGCGCCGCAGATCCAGAACGCTGCGTTTCAGGTCGGCGACTTCGCGGTGCAGGTCGCCGGCGGCACGTCGGCCACCCGAGCCCTTGCGCAGCAGCTGCCGCAGCTTCTGGGCGGCTTCGGCGTGCTTGGCGCGGTGGTGGGCGCCGCCGTCGCAGTCCTGGTACCGCTGGCCGGCCGTCTCTTCGAGACCGAGGATGCGGCGGAACGTGCCAAGGAACAGATCGACAGTTTGGGAGAGGCGACGGAGGCCTATTCCCGCGCGGCCGCGCTTGCCGTGTCGCCGATCGACGAGCTGATCAAGAAATACGGCGATCTGGCCGACGAGGTCCGCGCAGCGCAGGTTGCCGAGGCAGAGCTCGCCCGGGCGCGTGCACTCCGCGCGGTGACGGATACGCTCGACAATCTCTCCACCGGCTTTGCGACGGACGAGTTTTCTTCGGCACAGCTGTCGTCACAGCTGGCGGAGCGCGAGCGGATCCTGCAGCGACTGCGAGAGGCCGAAGCTGAGTATGCGGCCGCTTCGGCACAAGGGGATCGAGAAAGGCAGATTGCGCTCGCCAATGAGGAACGCCAGCTGCGCGCGCAACTGCGAACGCTCGTGGACATTCGGGAAGGCCTGCAAAACGTTTCGTTGGAATACGGCGTCACTGCAGAGCAGTCGCAGGCTCTGGCCGTCGCGATTGCGGGGGTGCGAGAGGCGACGAGCGGAACGGCCGCCGAACAGGTCGCGGCGGCGACCGAACTCAGGGACCTTCTTCTGGAAGCCTACGGGTCGATCGAAGAAGCCGACGCGGCGACGGACGGCCTTGCCTCGAACCTCAACAAGGCGGTGATTGAAGCGGCGAACATCGCAGCGACCGACATCGCGTCGCCGATCGGCACGGCGGCAAACGAGGCCGCGCGGTTGGCGTCGAACCTGGCGGCCGCGGGCGGGGCTTACAACGCCGAGCTCGCCCGTACCGGGCAAAGCTCGGGTCCGGATTCGGTGCGCAGCCAGCAGTTCGGTGGGGGCGTGTTCGCGCCGCGCGTCTTCGGGTCGCTGCTGGCCGCACCGCCCATCCGGACCGGCCGCCGCGGCGGCGGGGGCGGCGGGGGCGCCGGCGGAGGCCGCGACCCGATGGCCGAGATGATGCGGGAGGCCGAGCGCATCTACCGCGATACGCGGACCGAGGCCGAGAAGCTGGCGATCGAGGAGGAGCGGCTTGGCGAGCTGCGTCGCGCGGGCGCGCTGGATGCGGACACCTACAACCGCGCGCTGGCCAAGCTTGGCGACGAGTACGCCGATCAAGGCAGCCTGCTGCGCGATGTCGGAAGCACGGTCAAGGGCGCATTGGGTGACGTCTTCGGGGCAATCTTCGATGGCGGCGGCAAGGCGATCGACGTGGTCAAGAACCTTGCCCAGGAACTGGCCACCATGGCGCTGCAGAGCTACGCGTTTCAGGCCCTTGCCGGGCTGTTCCCGCGGGTCTTCGGCGCCGGCGGATCGATTCCGCTGATCGGTAGCGCGATGGGGAATGCCTTCGATGGCGGCCGGATCGTTCCCTTCGCCATGGGCGGCGTCGTGACCGGCCCCACCCTGTTCCCGATGCGGGGGGGCACCGGCCTCATGGGTGAGGCCGGCCCGGAGGCGATCCTTCCTCTGACGCGCATCGGCGGGCGCCTTGGCGTGGCCTCGCAGGGGTCTGGCGGCACCGTGGTGCAGATCAACAACTACACCGGGGCCCCTGTGCGCGAGGAGCGCCAGCGGGGTCCGAATGGCGAGGATCTGGTGCAGGTGATCGTTGGTGAACAGATGGCGCGTGGCCAATTCGATCGGGCGCAGCGGAGCCGGTACGGCCTGAGGCCGCAGGCGGTGGCGCGATGATTCCGCACTGGCCGACCGCGATGAGGCAGGCGCCCCGCCGCCAGTCGTGGACTGGCGGCCCGCAAGAAGTGCGCGCGACGTTCCGGCCGGAAGTCGGCCCAGACATGACGCGGCGCCGGATCACCGGGACGCCAAGAATTTACCAGGCGGTCTTTCAGAACCTGTCGAATGTCCAGCGTACCCTCTTCGACGGATTCTTCGATGAGGATCTGGCGGGCGGCACGCTGGCCTTCGCGTGGCGGGATCCCATCGATGGCGATCTGGCCCTCTGGCGCATTCGTGGGGATGGCGACACGCCCTATAGCATGACGTCCAAGGGTGCGGCCCTGCACGATCTTTCGCTGACACTTCTGCGGCTTCCCGGCGTGCCATGGTGGGCGCCCTATGGCCTCGCCGGGGACAACCGGGCGCCCTATGTCGTTGCCGACTACCAGGGCGGGGTCTACGGGGTGGCCGGACAGCGTACCGCCGCTGCGGCTGTTGCGCTGGTCGCAGGCACGTTCGACCTGTTCACCACCGATGGCGCGACCACTGCAGAGCTCGCCCATGTCGTCGCGGCAGGCGACATTCCGGCGACTGCGCCAGGAACGGTCACCAAGATTGTCGGGTTCGTGCCGGAATGAGTCGCGCCGGTGCCGTCGCCCGCCGCGCGGAGCTTGAGGCCGAGGCCAACCCGCACGCGCAGTTGCCGTTTCTCGAAATCACGCATTCGGGGCTGACCCGCCCGATCCGCGTGGTGAGCGATGTCTTCGACTACGTGTGGCGCGGTCATACGTGGCTGGGCCTTCCGTTCGAGATCGACCTGCTGACAGACGGCGACGCGCCGCCTGAGGCCCGGGTCAGGGTGCAGAACACGGACCGCCGCATCGGCGAGGCGTTGCGCACGATGCCGGATCGCGCCCAGCTGGCGCTGAGCCTTCTGTCCAGTGCCGATTTCGACCTGTCGGTCAATCCGCGAGTCGAGGTCGGGACGGCTGCGGTCATCTATGGCTATGCGCATTTCGAGCTTGTGGACGTCGATGCTGACGCAACGCAGCTTGTCGGCCGCATCTTCCTGCGGGATCTCGCGCAAGAGATCTACGGCTTTGCCGCCACTGAGGCGCGAGCGCCGGGGCTGTTCGCGTGACAACGGCTTGGTGGGCGCCCTATGTCGGCATCCCGTTCCTGGACGGCGGTCGTGACCGTCTTGGTGCCGACTGCTGGGGTCTTGTCCGGCTTGTCTACGCCCAGGAAATCGGCATAGCGCTGCCGTCCTATGGCGAGATCGGCGCTTCGGATCTGCTTCGCATCGCGCGGACCATGCGCGATGGAAGTGCCGAAGATTGCTGGCGGGCCGTCACGGTTCCGGCGACGTTCGATGTCGTGCTGATGCGCGACGGCCGTGGCGGGCGATCTGTGGTTCATGTCGGCGTCATGATCGATCCGCGCCGGCTTCTGCACGTCGAGCCCAAGACGGACGCGCTGATCGTTCCTGTGGCGCACACCTACGTCAGGGGGCGCGTCGCAGGCTTCCGGAGGTATGTCGCATGAGCGTCCTTGCGGTCTACCGGGAGCCGTTCGGGTTCGCCCCGCGGGTGTTCCGACTGCCTGAGGGTGAAACGCTGGCGCAGATGGCTGCCCGTGTCAGGGCCTTGCCACCTGACTTCGCGGCGCGCGGCGTGATCTGCATCAACGGCAGGCAGGTCGAAAGGCGAGCCTGGTCCCTGATCAAGCCGAAGCCGCAGGCAAACGGCATTCCGGTGGAGGTGACCTTTCACTGCGCGCCAAGGGGCGGCGGCGAGGACGGCGGCAAGTCGGTCCTTGCGCTGGTGGCCTCGATCGCGCTGACCGTGGCCTCAGGCTTCGTGGCGGGCGGTGGCCTTGCCGGTCTGCTGGGCCCGAAGTTCGCTGCCGGTACGCTTGGGGCGACCGTCCTTGCCGCTGGCGTCGGCCTGGCCGGGTCTTTGCTGGTTTCGGCGCTGATCCCGCCGCCGGCGCTTCAACGAGGCGCGGACGCGAAGCGGATCACGAACCTAGGTGCGGCGAGCGCCGAGGGTAACCTTCTTGAGCCGAACGCGGCGATTCCGCGCGTGGCCGGAGTGCGAAAGGTGTTCCCGCCGCTGCTGGCCGAGCCTCTGACGTACTTCGATGGCCCGGACGAGGTTGTCGAGGCGGTCTACGCCCTGAGCGGGCCGCACATGATCAGCGACGTCCGGATCGGGGCGGCGAAGGCCGACGACATGACCGACGTGGAGGTCGAGACGCGCGAGGGGTGGCCGGGTAGCGACTTGCTGACGATCGTCAGCCGGTTCGGGCGGACGGAGCCGCTGCAGAGCGAGCTTCGCGGCCACACGGTCAGCGACAGCGACGGCCGGACGCTGGACTCGACCACCGGAGACATCACAAGCGCGCTGCCGCAGGCGCAGATCCTCGCGACCCGCGAGGGCCCGGATGAACAGCTTCTGCACCTGACTTTCCCGCAGGGGCTGCACAAGAATGCCAGCGAGACAGACCGTGTGCGCGTGCCGATCCGGCTGCGGCTTCGCCCGGTCGGATCGTCGACATGGACGGAGCTTCCCGAGCTGCACTTTCAGGCTGCCAACCTGCGCCAGCTGCGCGCCACCATTCGCCTGATATGGGCGGACGATGCATCGACGACACCCGGCGCCGCGACGACGGAAGGCTGGGTCGAGGCGCGGCGCTTTGCGCCCGGACAGACGAATGCGCCTGCGCAGGCGGATTGGGAGGCGGACGCTTACTTCTCGACAGGCTCGGGCGACGTTTTCCTGACCGCAAGCAACCTGGGCACGACCGGCGTCGATCATGTCATCCTTGATCGCTTCACGGCGGCGATCTACCTGGACACGGCAACCTTCCCGCGTGGCCGGTACGAGATCGAGATCCGTCGGGGGGCGCCGTTCCTGGCGTCCGCCTGGTCGGCGTCCGCCTACACGATCTCCGGAACGGTCTGGGACCTGTTCTTCTATCAGGGTACGCCGCAGCGCATTCCGATCACAAAGGACGGCATCGCGGATACGCTTTACCTTCTGCGGTCGGTCAGCGTTTGGAACCGGCATCCGGCTCCGTCGCGGGATCTGGCGCTGATCGCCGTCCGGGCCCGGAATCGCGCGCTTGACCGTGTGAGCGCGGTTGTTGGCGGCTATGTCCGCGACTGGGACGGCGCGGCCTGGGCGGACTGGGCGGTGACGTCGAACCCGGCGCCGCACCTGCGCGACATCTGGACCGGCGCGCAGAACCTGCGGCCGATCCCGGTCAGCCTGATCGATGACGACGGCCTGGTGGCCTGGCGCACGGCCTGCGCGACGGCGGGCTATGAGGTCAACGCGCTGTTCGAGGGCCAGACCGTCGCGGACGCCGCGCAGATCGCAGCCTCATGCGGATACGCCAGGCCCATGATGTCGGAGGTCTGGGGCGTGGCACGCGACTATGATCGCAGCGCAGAGGCGCCGGTGCAGATATTCACGCCGAGGAACTCGGCAAACTTCGGCTGGAAACGCGCCTTCCCGATCGTGCCGGACGCATTCCGCGTGACCTTTCGCGACGCATCCCGCGACTATGAGGCGCGCCAGATCACCGTCGCTAGGACCGGATCGGACGCGCTGAGCGAGGATACCGAGCAAGTCACCTACGAGGGGCTTGTCACCGAGGCGGAGGTGCGCGCCAAGGCCGTCTATGACCAGCTTCAACCCGTCTATCGCGGCACGTTCTACAGCCTCGATGCGCCGGCCGAAGCGCTGGTCTGCCGAAAGGGCGACCTCGTCGGCGTGCAGCACGACATGCTGACGCAGCACGCCGGATATGGCCGGATCATCGACCTCGATCGCGACGGTTCCGGCGATGTGGTTTCGGTCACGCTGGACGGCCCGGTGCCGATCACGAACGAGCCCTACATGGACGAAGTGGCCGACCTGTCGGTGGTGCCGGATCTTTCACTTCTCGGCGTCAGCAGCTCGGCCGCCGTACGGCGAACGGTCGGCGGAGTCACGGTGCACGCCCTGAGCAACGCGACGGGCGAGCATTCCGTCCTCGTCTTCGCCGCCCCGGTCGCGGCCGCAGGGATGATCGAGGGTGTGCTCGTCGCCGTCGGACGGTCTGGGCGCGAGTACTTGCGCCTGATTGTTTTCGACGTGCAGGCCCGCCCCAACTTCGAGGCGAGCCTCACGCTGGTCGACGAGGCGCCGGAGCTTTGGGCGGCCTGATCTTGAATATGGGGAGTTTTGCATGAACCGCGGCGTTTATTCCGGTGCGTCGACCGGCGTTCCATGGCCTGATGATGGCGCGACCGAGGGCTTCGGGAACGAGTACGCCCGCCTGCGCGACGTTCTTATGGACAACGCGGTCCTGCCGCTGACGGGCATCGGTGGAACCGGCGATGCGGTCACGGCAACTGTGGATCCGGAGCTTCCCGTCGGCGGCATCGCCGAGCGCATGAAGTTCACGATCGCCTGGGCCGATGCAAATACCGGAGCCGTCACGCTTTCGGTCAACGGCGAGGCGGCGGCGGCTGTCGTCGACAGTTCCGGCAACGCGCTGACCGCGGGGTCGCTTGACGTGGGGCTGGTTTCCGTTCTGGAAGTGATCGGTGGCGCCTTCCATATCCTGTCGCCGCTGCTGTCTGGTGGCGGCAGTAGCGCAACCCGCTACTACCAGGCCTTCACATCGTCCGGCACCTGGAACAAGCCGGTAGGCCTTGATCCCGACGCCATGGTCACGGTCGAGGCGTGGGGTGGCGGTGGAGGCGGCGGGCGCAATGGATTGGGCGGCGGCGGCGGCGGCGGCGGCTACGCGCTGCGCCGCTTTCGGCTGGGCGACCTTCCTGGTTCGGTTTCCGTCACTGTCGGCGCGGGCGGCGCAGGAAGGACGGGCAGCAATGGCAACGGCACGGCGGGTGGCAACACGACGTTCGGCGCGCTGCTGACCGCCTATGGGGGTGGTGGTGGTGGAAACGGCAATACGCTTGGCACTTCGGCGGGCGGCGGTGGCGGCGGCGAGTTGGGTGCTGGAGGAAGCGGCGCGGGCGCGACAGAGGGCCTTGCCGGTGCGCCGGGCGGCGGGTCGCATCTCTATCCAAGCGCAGACGCGAGACCTGACGCGAGAACTGTCTGCGGTGGTGGTGGCGGCGGCGGCGGCGCCGGCGCTTCGCGTGGTGGTGGCTGGGCTGTGCATGGCGGCGGCGGCGGCGGCGTCGGTGGCGCCACCGCGCTTTTGAGGGCGGGCGGACTGAGCCTGCACGGCGGAAATGGCGGGGATGGCGGCAGCAGTTCCGCCGGTTCGCCAGGGTCGGCGCCGGGTGGCGGCGGCGGTGGCGGCAATTCGGCTGATGGCGGCGACGGCGCCCGCGGCGAGGTGCGCATCTGGATATGACGCCGGCGTGATGCCGGGTCCGCCCGGCGGCGATCAATCCGGCCGTCTTTGCCTTGGGGCAAGCGGTCGGTGGACTTCAACTTCGAACAAGCGAGGCGACAATGAGCAGCTTCTCCGACTTCCTGGAAAACGAACTTCTGGACCACGTTTTCCGAAACTCGGCCTATTCTTCGCCGGCGGCGGTCTACCTGGCGCTCTACACCGCGGCCCCGACCGACGCCGGTGGCGGTACGCAGGTCAGCGGCGCCGGATATGCCCGGCAGGCCATCACGTTCGGCGCCGCGAGCGGCGGCGCTATCTCGAACACCAGCGCGGTCAGCTTCACCGCGTCTGGCGGCAGCTTCGGCACCGTGGTTGCCGTTGGCATCTTCGATGCTGCGTCGGGCGGCAACCTGCTGGCATGGGATGACATCGACGCGGCGACGGTGGGTGACGGCGATACGATCACGTTCGCGATCGGCGATCTCGACGTTTCGCTTAGCTGAAGAGGCGCAGATGCCTATAACGCACAGCGTCACGGCCACGGGCACCAACGACGGAACGAAGCAGGTTTCTGTCGACGCCTGGAACGACGAGCACGCCATCACTGGTCGGGTAGATTTCCCGCTCGTGTCGGCGCCCACCGCGCCGCCCGCCGATACTGTCGGGATCTTTGGGCGGCGCATCGCCAACCGGATGCTGCCGGCTTTCGTCGGGCCTTCTGGTCTTGACAGTGCGCTACAAGCGCTGATCGCCCGTAACAAGGTCGGCATCTGGGTTCCGCCTGGCAACGCGACCACGGTTCCCGGCGTGTTCGGTCTGGCGGCGATGTCGGCGGTTGGCACGGCCACGGCCCGCAACGTCGCGACGACGAACCTGTTCGCGCGACTGCGCCGGCTTGGCTACGTCAGCGCGGCGACTGCCGGATCGCTGGGCGGGGCGCGGCAGGGGGCGCTTCAATACACCACTGGCGATGGCGCGGGGCTCGGCGGTTTCTTCATGGTGGTCCGGTTCGGGGTTGCGGCCTTCACTTCGGACATGCGGATGTTTGTCGGAATGCGGCCGATCACCAGCGCCCCGACCAACGCCGAGCCCTCGGGGTTCGTGAACTCGGTCGGCGTGGGCTGTGGCGCGGCGGACAGCAACCTCTCCATCTTCTATGGGGGCACGTCGGCACAGACGCCAATCGCTCTGGGCGCGAACTTCCCGGCCAAGACGGCGAACACGGACGTGTACGAGATGGCCCTCTTCTCCCCGCCGACCTCTACCGGGACGATCCACTACGAGGTTACGCGCCTCAACACGGGCGACGTGGCGACCGGAACCCTGTCGGGCGGGGCGGCTGTCGTTCCCGACAGCAGCGTGCTTCTCGCCGCTCTGATCGCGTGGGTGTCGAACAATGCCACGGCCTCGGCAGTCGGCTTGGACATCGCGTCCTTCTACATCGAGACGGACTATTGAGCGATGGCGTGGCTTGACGGCGGTGTCGCCAGCGGCCCGGGAAACGAAACGACCCAGACCGTATCTGGGCTGGACGTAGGCGCGGCTGACGCCGACCGCTGGATCATTGCGGCCGTCGCAATCCTGCCGGACTCCGCGACCGGGTTTTCGGGCGTCACCATCGGCGGCGAGACCGCCACGCAGATGGGATCGATCCAGAGCGAGGGGTTCACGCGGATCGGGTACTGGAAGGCCAACGTGCCGACCGGAACCACCGCCGCGGTCGCGGTGACGGCGAACGGCACGCTCTACGACACGGCTGTTGCGGTGGCGCGCTATGTCGGCGAGCCGACCTTCAGCGACATCGCCATCGACGATACCCATGCCTCTGGCGTCTACTCGCTGACCATCGACGTGCCGGAGGATGGTGAGCTTCTGGCCGTGCTCGTCTACCAGTACGACACGACCACCGCAGACTGGACCGGCGCGACCGAGGACTTCGAGGACGCCAGCAGTTCGAGCGTGCACTTGCACGGTGCGTCCGCGACGGGCCTGAGCGAAGAGACGGCGCGCGCGATCGCTGTGACGATGGGTCGCACGACGAACTTCTTCAACGACGCGCTGACCGCCATCACTTTCACGCTGCCACCTGGCGTCGACGCGGTATTCGATCCGGCTGTCTTCGACAGCCTGATCTTCGATGCTGGCGCCTCTGGTGGGCCGTTCAACCGCGCCGCCGCAATTGTCGGTGTCGGCACGTTTGGTGCTGCGGCAGTGCGTACGCTCCGAAGGTCGGCGGCCGCGGGGGCGGTCAGCGGCGTTTCGGCATCCGCAGCAGTAACCTTGCGTCGGCCGGCGGCCGTAGGGGCATCGTCTTCCTTCTCGGCGCTCGGCAGGCTGTTGCGGTCGAGGTCGGCCCAAGTTGTCTCGGTCGGCGGGTTTGCCGCGCGCGCCATCAGAACCTTGCGCCGCTCGGCGGGGGTCGTAGGGCTGTCGACGTTCGTGGCCGAGGCGCAAACCGCAGCGGTGATTGCGCGTGCTGCGCAGGTCGTGGCGGCCTCGTCGTTCGGCGCGGCCTATGCGCTTGTCCGGCGTCGCGCTGCGGCGGTTGCCTCGGGAAGCAGTCTCGCGGCGACTGCGGCCCGCACGCTTCGCAGGTCGGCCAGCGCGGCCGCGACCTCGACGTTCACGGCGGCGGCCGAGGCTGTTTCGCTCTTCAGCCGTGCCGCGAGCGCCGTGGCGGCATCGACCTTTCTGGCGCTGCCAGGGCTGACGCGCCGCCGCGCTGCGGGGATCGTCGCATCTTCGGCGTTCGCAGGTTCGCCGGTTCGAGCCTTGCGCCGGTCGGCTGCGATCGCCGCGGCCGCCGTGTTCCGCGCGGAGCGTGAGATCGTCGGGGAATTTACCGCCGACGACGAGATCGCCATCGTCTTTGCGGTGCCGGCTGTTGTGGTGGTCGGCGCGGTCGGAATCGTGCCGGTTGCCGCCGCCCGTGGCGCGCTGCCGTTCAAATGGAGGGGTGCATGACTGCCGAGTTCGATCTGGTGGCCTTGAAGTCCTGGCAGTTGCGGATCCCGGTCTACGAGGCCGATGGCGTCACGCCCCGATCGGTGGCGTCTGCGACGTGCGCCGCCTACCTGCGCGTCGCTGGCAGTCTTCTGGCGGCGGACGTGGTCGCGCCGGGAAGCGATGGCGTGTCGTTCGAGGCCACCTGGAACGAGGAACGCATTCCGCACGGGCGCGGCGTCGGCGAGGTCGCGGTGCGCTACGCGGAGAACGATCACCAAGGGACCGTCTTCAACGTGACTGTCGCGCAGAACGTGGTGCCGGCCTGATGTCCCGGCCCGCCGTCCTTCGTCGCGTGATCGCCGAGCTGCTGACGCCTGGAGGCGATCAGACGCCCTACATCGCCGGCGTCGTCGGCATGGCGCACGCCCTGGTGGGGGCCGCGCTGATTCAGCACTTCGGCTGGCAGGGCGGCGCAGGCGCGCTGGCCATGGCGGCCGCCTACTGGGCGGCGAAGGAGTGGGGCGACCTGCGCCGGGGCGGCGCTTGGCGGGACGGCGCGCAGGACGCGGGCTTCGTCCTGTGGGGCGCGCTCTACGGGCCGGGCTGGTGGCCGGCGTCGGTCCTGGCGCTGGGGCTGATGGTCATGGTGGCACGGGAGGCAAGGCGTTGACTGTTCTTCGGATCGGGTGCGTGATCCTCGACGGATGGCTGGAACAGCCGCTTTTGAAGCTGGCGGCGCTGGCGCTTGCCGTGATCGGCTCGCTCTTCTGGATCGAGGCAGGCTTGCAGGGCGAGGCATTCAGCGCAGAGGTGTTCGGGCGTTTCGCGACGTCCTATCCGGCAGAGATGTGGGCCGCCTTCATGATGGCGGGCGGCGTGCTGCTGTTTGTCGGGCTACTGCGGCCCCCGAGGCGAGAAATGGTCACGGTCGGGTCGGCCCTTCTGGGCGTGCTTTGGGAGGCGTGGCATCTGATGATCGGCGGGCGCGGCAAGGACAGCAGAAACGACCTGTTCTTCTACGCCTTCGGGCTGGCCTACGCCGGCCCGCTGTGGTGGCCGATCCTCGGGCTGGCGCTGGTGGCGGCGCATGTCTGGTGGAGGGGTAGGTGAACGTACGGACCATTGTTTCCGACGTCTGGCACGAATGGCTCGGCCAGCCCGTGTTGCGGCTGATTGCCATTCAGTACGTCCTGATCGGGGCGGCGTTCTGGATCGAATCGTCGCTGCGCGGGGATGCATTCTCGGCCGACGTGTTCGGCAGGTTCGCGACATCGTTCCGCGCCGAGCTATGGGCTGCGTCCATGATGGCGGGCGGCGGTTTGACCTACATCGGACTCATTCACCCGCCAAACCGGGGCATGGTCGCATTCGGGTCCGCGATCAGCCTCGGCCAGTTTCTCGCGCTCGCGTACTCGGCGATTCATACGGGTGGCGAGCTCGTCATCGGGCTCTACGCCAGTACCATGCTTGCGCCCCTGTCACTGATTACGCTCTGGAAGGCGCTTCATGGACCCGACCACCCTTCTTCCTGATCTGGTCAAGGCGCTCGGGCCGACAGGCGGGGTGATTTACCTTCTGTGGTGGTTGACGACGCGGGCGCCCAAGCCTCCGCCGCCGCCGGATGCGCACGAGGCGTGGCGCGCCGAGGTGGTCAAGTTGCTGCACGACCTGATCGAGGAACAGCGCGAGGCGAACACCACGCTGCAGGTCTTGAAGGACCGCCTGCCGCGCAGGGATTGACACCAACCGAAAGGATTCCCGATGGATCGGGCTGCAATCTGCATCCCCCGCATTCTCAAGCATGAGGGCGGGTACGTGAACCATCCCAGCGACCCGGGCGGCCCGACGAACAAGGGAATCACGCTCGCCACGTTCCGGCGATACATCAGCCGCAACGGTACGGTGGCAGACCTCAAGGCGCTGACGACTGATCAGGCCGTGCGCGTCTACAAGGCGCAATATTGGGATGCCGTGCGGGCCGACGAACTGCCGGCTGGCCTTGACTACGCCGTGGCGGACTACGCCGTGAACTCCGGCCCCGGCCGAGCGGTCAAGGCGCTGCAGCGGGTGCTCGGGGTTGCCGTGGATGGCAAGATCGGGCCGGTCACATTGAGCGCGGCTAGGGCGGTTTCCGTCGCCGGCGCGATCAACGCACTCTGCGACGAGCGGATGGCATTCCTGCGCCGGCTCAAAACGTGGCCGACATTCGGCAAGGGATGGACGCGTCGGGTGGCCGACGTGCGGGCCGATGCCCTGCGCGACGCCGTGGCCCCACAGCGCCCCGCAGAGCCGCCTCTCGTCCTGCAGCCCTCCACGCCCGCCCCGACTTCGCCGCCAGCGGGCAAAAAACAGGGGTCTGGCGCAGCCGCTGGCGGGATCGCCGCGCTGGTGCTGGCGGGCGGCGCCGCGCTGGCGGCGAAATGGGCCGAGTTCACGGGGTGGATCGCCTCGTGGTGGCCGTTCTGATCCTCAACCGAAGGGAACCGACATGAAAGACGAACTGATCGTCATGGTCCGCATCGGGCTGTACGTGCTGGCCGGCCGGCTTGCGGCCGGCGGGTGGTTGCCGCCCGGCGCCGATGCTCACCTGACCTCGCCGGAGGCGGTCGAGACCGTCGTCGCGCTGATCGTCGGCGCCGGTGCGCTGCTGTGGTACCTGGGCTCTCGCGCCAGGGCCGCGCTCAAGGGGCTGCGCAGATGATCGGCGATCTGATCGGCGGGCTCTGGCCCTACATCGCTGCCGGCGCCGTCGCCGTCTTCTCGGCGCTTGGGCTGTACCTGAAGGGCCGCCGCGACGCCAACCATAGCACCCGCGCCAAGGCCGCCGAGGGGCGGCTGAGCACCATCGAGGAAAGGAACCGCCATGCGCGCGACGCTGACACGCAGGATGACCCGGCTCTGGTTGATCGTCTCACTCGCCGCGACTAGCGCCTGTGCGCCGCAGATCGGGGCCGGGCTGTTCTGCGACGTGGTGCAGGGGCCTATCGAGTTCCCGCGCCCGGTGGCGGAGGTGGTGGTGCAGGGTGCGCGCGCGGAGGCGGTAGCCATCGACACGCAGAACCGCTACGGCGCGGCGAACTGTCCGGGGTGGCGGCGGTGAGCGCGGGCCGGACGCTACTCCGGCTCGGGCGCCGTGCGGCGGCCCCGCTTGCTTCCTCATCCCCTGGGCTCGCACTCTGGGGCATCTTGGCTGTGCGTGTCTGCTTTCCACGCCGCCGCGCTCACTTGGGTCTCCGGCGGGAGCGCCCGGCGGGGAGCATAGCACAACTGGCCGAAAGGGGAAGCCCATGCGCGACCTTATACCGAACCGCCTGTCTGCTATAATCTGCCTCGCCGCTTCCAACTTTGCTTGGGTCGCTGCCGCGCAGGACGCCGTGCAGTGGGGGCCTGCATCCTCGCCGTCAACGCTGCAGATCGGCCCGACGGACGCGCCGGGCGCGCTGGCGCAGGTGACGTTCTGGAACCAGAATCGCCACACCACGCGGCACGAGGGCGACGTGACCTGGGCCGACGTGCAAGCGGGCTACCTGATCGAGGTGGACGCCGGCGCGCCCGGCGATCTGGGCCGCGCCGACCGCGTGACAATCACCGTGCCAGACGGCCTGATCGTCGAGCCGCCCGAGGCCGAGGTGCACGAAGGCGCGACGCAGGTGTTCCTGATCTACCCGCTGGAAGGCGTTGGGATGTAAGACGTTTTCCATCGCGCCTCGCAACCCATTGACGGCCATAGCGGCCCCGGGCGGCGCGTTTTTCGTACAACCCGTTCAAATCGTACGATTTGCGCAGTCCTGACGGGGCCGCCAGTAGACGCCGTAACGTCCTGCTTTCATTTGGATTCGGGTCATTGTTTTCCCGAACCCTTCCGGCGTTTTCCTGTGTTCCGGTCTTGTTCCGTTCCCATGACCGCTGCGCGCCGGCTTGCCTTCCTCGTATACCGCTCGATCTCGGCCAGGGTCGCGTGGCCCGTCCATGCGCCGATCTGGTGCGTCGTCGCGCCCGACTCGGCCAGCGCGATGGCCCGCGCCTTCCTGAGCCCGTGGCCGGTGCGGTCCGTCAGGCCGGCGGCCTGCGCTGCCTGTGACAGGTAGGACGCTGCGGCCTTCGTCGAGCGGGACTTGCCGTGCGCTGTGCTTAGGAAGGTCATGTGCCGCGGGATCGCCCCCAACGCCGCGTGCATCGCGGCCCGGTCGGCCGCCATCCCTGCCGCGTAGGGCGGCAGCGGGCATGTCCAGGGCACGTAGCTCTGCCCGCCGGTCTTCCCCTGTCGGAACGTCAGCACGCCGTCGCCGTCGACCATCCCCGGCCCGAGGCGGACGGCGTCGCTGATCCGCGCGCCGGTCCAGTGCATCAGTTCCATCATCGCGCGCTGCTGCGTCCCGACAGGCCAGCGGGCGCGGAACCGTTCAACCTCGTCGGGCGACCACGGCTCGTGCCCGTCCGTCCGGGGCGGGGCCGGCGGCTTGACGGTGGCGCTTGGGTCTTCCGCGATCAACTGCGCCTCGATCGCGGCCGCGCAGATCATCCGCCACGCCTTGCGCCGTTTCCGGGCAGCGTGGGGCGCCAGCGGGCGCAGGTCGTCGCGGATGTCGGCAGGGCGAAGGTCTGCGATCAGCGCGTCGTCAGCTTGTTCCAGGATCGCGTCGAACTCGGCCCGCATCGCGCGCCTGTAGGCTGGTGCCAGCATCTTGAACCTTGCCGAGCCGGCGGCCAGTGCAGCGGCCGCCGCTATGGTGCCGGCCCCGATGCGCCGCGGTATGACTGCGCCGCTCGTGGCGCGCGCGTAGGCGGCCAGAAACTCAGGGTGGTCGAACGGCAGGTCAGGAAGTCGCACCCGCGGTGGCGTGGCGGTGTAGACGTAACGCCGCCCGCGCGCGTGGACGATCTTGACACGCAGAGTCACCGTGGCCGCCCGAATCTGCCGGCGCATGTGCTGGGCCTCCCCTCGACCTCATAGGGGAGGCTGTCGGCGTACAGGTCAAGGTCTGCGATGTCGTAGACCCGCTTGCCTTCCAGTCGCCGCCGCGGAATGCCGAGGCCGCGCAGCGTCGTTTCGCTCACGCCGAGATAGTGCGCCGCCGCCGGAGCGGGCAGCAGGCGCGGGACGAAGGCATGGCGCGCGGCGGGCATGTCAGGGGGTCGCGCCGGTGGCGCCAACGTGCAGGCCAAACGGCAGCCCGAGTGGCAGCACCCACATGTGGAACATGTTGGCGCCGTCAACGACCTCTGCCGCCGGCGGATACACCTCAACCGCGGTGCAGCCGGGCCCGGCGATCTCATTCTTGATCCGCTGCATTGCTTCACCCGGTACCGCGTAGCAACCCGGCATCAGCCCAACGGGCGGCTGCGGTCTGAGCACCCGCCGCGTCTGGGTCTTCCTGCCGGCCAGTAAGGCGCGCACCATCGGCGCGTTGAAAATCATCGGTCGGTCGCTCATCTCTCGCACCCCTCATATCTCCCGCCGCTGAAAAGCGCGCCCGCCTCGCGCAGTCTCATCCAGAGGACTTCCGTGCGTTCTGCGGCCCGGTCGGCGCGCGAGGCGATCTCGACCCGATTCCACCCCGCCAGCGCCTCATCATAGAGCGGCGAGGCATATCCGCTGAGGATCACGCTGCCACGCAGCCGCAGGATCGCATCGAGCATTGCGATGTGGTCGGCACGGGTCATTTCGTGGGCGTAGTCACGCCCCCTGTCCCGCGTCTCTGGCAGATAGGGAGGATCGACGTAGTGAAGCGCACCCGCGCTGTCGTGGGCGCGCATGACATCAACCGCAGGGCGTCGCTCGATCACAACGCCGCGCATTCGTTCAGCGGTCTCTCTGACCGCTGCAGGGAGCGACGCCCACGTGTGCACGGGCAGGACGCCAGCCCGGAGCCCCGCGGCGCGAAACCCCGTCTTGCGGTGAATTCCAGAGCTGCCGTGTCCGAAGTGCGACCTAATCAGCACCCTGCGCGCGCGTTCCAGATCGTCGGTGCAGTCGCGGTAAGACAGTTCGTGTTCGGCGCGCGCGAACGGCGTTGCGGCAATGGCTGCGGCGAGTTCGTCGGGCGCATCGCGGATGACCCGGAACAGGTTCACCATGTCGCCGTCGAGATCGTTGTAAACCTCTAGACGCGCGCGCGATTTCGCCAGAAGAACAGCCGCGCCGCCACCGTAGGGCTCGACGTAAGTTTCGTGCAGAGGCATGGCCGCCACGATCCGGTACGCCAACCTGACTTTGCCGCCGTGATAACGTAGGATCGCCGGCATCATCCGCACCCCTCGTATCTCCCGGCCGAATACCTCGGCCAGTCTGTCGCCCGGCCCGTCGCCGCCATCGCGCAGGACAGGTCGCGGCCGTCCGGCAGGTCGCAGCGGACCACGGGGCGACCGTAGCGGTCGGTGTCGATCCAATCGCAGGCGAGCGGCTGACCGGCGATCAGGCCGGCCAGCGCGCGCTTGGCGCCCGGGCCGGCGGGCTCGCGCATTTCGGGGGCGTCGATCCCCCAGAGCCGGTAGCGCTGGCCGTCCAGGCGCAGCGTGTCGCCGTCAACCGCGAGCGCGCCGACGAGGCAGAGGGCGGCGAGGCAGGTCACTGGGCGGGCTCCTGCATGGCAACCGACCGGGCCATGCCGATCAGCAGGTCGCGGAACTCCGGCGGCGTGCCGATCCGGTGCTTGTTATCCTTGCCGCCGCCCTTGAAGGCCAGTTCCCCGGCGCGCTTGCATTTGGCCAGCCCGTAGCGATCAAGCGCCCATTTGGGGAACGTCGGTTCGGTCTTGCCCCATCGCAGATCGGGAAGCCGAACGCCGACGGCGTAAAGCAGCGTGGGCTTCCGGGCATAGTGTCCGTACTGGCCTTGTTCGACACAACAGGTCCATCCGTAGTCGTCGGCGATGATCCACCCGCCGGCTCTTGGTGGCACCGCGAGGCCGAAGTGTGGCCATGCATGGCTGCCCCACGGGTGTTCCAGCACGCCGCCCCACTCCCGGACTGACGCCAGCGCCGCTGCAAAGCACCCGCCGTCGTCGCCCTTGCGCTTCCGCTCGCCCGTCCGCGCGATGTGCAGCGGCTGGCCAGCCCAGAACTTGCCCCACCGCTGGCACGGCGGATGCGCCACGACTGGCCACGGGCCAGCGTACCGCCGGGCGTCGCGGGCTTCGTCCCACGGGTCAACGCCGTCGAGGTTCCAGTACGAACCCCCGGTCTCGACAAAGAGCGCGGCGATCATCCCCACCACCACGCAGCGGCCTGGACGGCTACCAGCACCGTCCCGGCGGTGAGCGCGATCCACAGGGCCGCGGCGGCGAGAAGATCGGCGAGGGCGGTCATACTTCGCCCCTCGATACGTTGAGAACAGCCTTCCAGTTCCACCTCACACGCCCCATCGTGGGGGATTTTCCGACGTAGTATTCATCGCCGCCAGACCAGCAGACTTCGAGAACTACAACCCGCTCGCCCCGCCTCGGACCCCGGCGCAGTTCAATCGTTTCGCCGACGACTGCGTAGCTCATTCCCCTCTCCCCTCCTTCACTTCCGCGATGATTTCGGCGGGGTCGATGGCGCGGATGGCCTCGCGAATGCTGGCGCTGATCTTCGTTTCGTCAGGATAGAAAAGGCGGTCGGCCACCTGCACCGCCCGTTCCAGCGCCGCCTTGGCCACCGCGAGGCCGAAGGCCTCGGCGGCGGCAAGCGTGACGTATTCCGGCCAGTCGGCCGGGGCTATCGAGCGGCCCTGATCGTCGCGGGCTTCCGACGCCCAGCCGACAACCTGGTCGTTCCAGCCGGCGTGGTCGGGGTCGAGGCGGACGCGGTCAGGTGGCATCGGTCGGCTCCGGGGGAGGCGCTTGCCTTCATCGTCTACAAGGATAGGGCCGCAGACCTCGCATACGACAGGGTAGCCGTAGCCCGGTTGAAGTACCTCGCCGTTTCCAAGGTTCGCTAGGTCCCCGAAGTCTTCTCCAAAGATGGCAATCGAGCAGTCTTTGCAGAAATCAGCCATCGGTCGGCTCCTCGTTCAGCGCTGGATCGACGCCAAAAACACTCGGCCAAATTGGCGCACGGCGCCACCATGGCGACTTCCCGAAATGAGGCGTGAACATGACGCGGTATGACGGTGGCGGATCACAAGGCGCCACGCCAAGCGCTAGAAGGGCCTCGCCGTAGGGACTGCCTGTGTAGAAGAAAGGCGGCATGTCGAAGGCCGGGTTTTCGCTTCCGGCACGTCGAACCAAGTCAAAGGCGGCGTCAGCCAAATCAGCGGTCCGAAACCACTTACCAGAGACGCGCATATGTTCGGTATCGGTGCGAATGACATCAGCCATCGGTCGGCTCCTTGGGGGTGAGGGCGGCGCGGGCGATCTCGCGCACCGCGTCCATCCGATCGTGCGGGGGGATCACCCAATCGCAATCGCGCAGGCGTTCCAGTGCCGCCCGCAGTCTCTCGATTTCTTCTTCGAGATGCACACATTGCAGCGCCGCCCCCAGCTCAGGGCAGCCCATTGCATCGTCAGATCGGGCGCATCCCGGAAAACCACTCTTGCATTTCCCCCACTCGTTTGCTGGGAGTGTGCAATAGGCGCAGGGTTGGTCACTGTGGGCGAGCGCCGCACGTAGGCGCGCGATCTCGGCATTAGCCTCTTCGGCCGCCGCCCAGCCCAATTGCTCCCTCTCCCGCAGGCTGCGGATCACTCCCGCTGCCACCTGAGGCCATTCCTGCGAGTTGTTCTCGTGCCAGTCCGCGAAGTCGGCCGGCATGACGGCTGAAAGTTCGGCCCGGTAGGCGTCTCGCTCGGCCTCTGCGGCATTAGCCAACGCCCAGCGCCTCGCAATCTCGTCGGCAAAGGCCCTGTCGACGTCGAACACCTGTCCGACCGCCTGAACTCGGTGGCCCACGTTGCCGACGAACTCACCATTAGCCCACAGAACAACATCCGAAGGATCGGATGCGTCCACGTCGATATTGATTTCGCCCCATTCGGTGTTCATTCCCGCCCCTCCATCCGCTTTCTGGACGCGTCCATTCGGGCCTGCGACTCGGCCTCAAGCCGTGCCATTTCGGCTTCGTCGCCCGCTTCGTACGCAGCGCGATAGGCGGCCTCGTCGGCATCGCTGCCCCACGCGGCTTCCGAAACGGCGTAGTTGACTTTCTGCGCGGCGATCATGGCTTCGCGGTCGGCTGGGGATTTGGCTTCCCATTCGCGGCGGGCTCGGGCAATCAGCAGTTCGAGTTCTTCGGTCATTTCTTGCCACCGTTGCGGCTAATGGTGATTGTTCCGATGGATACGCCTGCTACAAAGAGAATGAACGCTATTACGCATCCGGCGATAAAGCCGCTGATTGCACATATCACTACGATTGCGTTGCCGTTCCAATCTGCGCCCCCAAACAGCCATAGGAGCCGGAATGTTGCCAGTATAACGAAGGGGAGAACGAACGGGATTGTGACGCGCAAGTCAATTTTCATTCCCGGCCCTCCAATTCATCGGCCAGCTTCTTCATTCTTGCCGCGAACCGCAGAACCTCATCGTGGTCTGTGGCTTTGTATTCCTCAATCATCTTCGCGATTTCGTCGAGCACGGCGGACAGCCCGACGCCGCGGACGACCTGGCGCAGGATCTGGGCGTGGATGGCAGCTTCGGAGGGAGTCATCACAGCGCCCACCCGAGCCAGAGGCATCCGAATGCGATGGCGAAGCACCCGGCGGCCGTGCCGGCGGCAAGGATCGCGGACGGCATGTCGTCCTGGCGCCAGACCGACCAGGAGACGTAGCAGAAGAACGCTCCGGACGTGGTGGCGCCAAGAGCCGCGAGCGTGGCAATGAGCGTGAGCATCACTCCCCCTCCGCCAGTCGCCAGTCCGTGCCGTAGACCCGGCGGGTCGCGTGAGCGCTGCCGGCCTTCTTGATGTCCATGACGACGGGCTCTGGGTCTGCCCAGTGATACGTAGGGCTCTCAAAGCCCTTGTAGATACCCTCGACCGGCCCATGGGACCAACGGTGCTTGCCGATCACGCGCTTTCCGGGCGTGATCCCCCGGGAGGCAAACTCGGCCTCGGCGTCCGCGATGAGGCGCGCGTCGAGCCGGTTGCGGGCCTTGGTCTCGCGCCCCTGAGCTCTGATGACGTCTCGGAACGCCTCATCGAGTTCGCGACGCAGTTCTTCTACGGTCGGGTCGGCCATGTCATTCTCTCCTAGGCTTTCCGGCTGCTTCCCACGAGGCGATGGCTTCGAGCCATTGCTCTTGCTCGGCGATCAGTTCTGCGGCCCGATCTTTTTCCCGCTCGATTTCGGCATCCGAAATGGCGATGAAATCGGCCGCGTATTCTTTCCATGCATTCGGGTTCATCTGTCAGTCTCCTATCTGCGCCGGGGTTTCGCAGGCACCGACCCCGGCTCCGGTGTTGCAAGCGCGGTAGCTCCGGCACCCCGCAGCCCCTGCTACCCCGCCGCGTCACCGGGCAATCTGCCCACGTCGGCGGGGGTCTCGTCAGTCCAGCAGCATGGGCATGAACACGTGCAGAAGCCGAGGGTCTTCCGTTGCGACCATGAGCGGGTGATTTGCGTCCTTGCCGCTCAAGCGAGCCGGATCGTGGCGGCCAAGGATGTCGCGGAGGTAGCGGGCTTTCAGGCTGAACCGTTCGCCTTGCCCGGGCTGGCCGGAGACCTCTGTCAGGTCGCCGTCGGCGGTCTTGACGGTCAGCTTTCCGGTTTCCGGGCTGATGGCGATGGGTTCATCAAGATCGCAGAGCGCCGTGACCTGCTGTACCGCCGCGCGCGACACCGCGACCGAGATCGCGTCGCTGGGCGCAGGGATGACGCGAGTCCAGTCGGGATAGGTGCCGTCGATTATCTTGGTCGTGATCTGCGCGTCTCCGACCGTGAATGTCATCCGGTCTGGCCACGGCTCCGGGTCGGATGACTTGTCTTTGCGACGCTCGCTCATGGCGAACTGAGCGCACACTAGGCGATTGCCGTCGCGCCGCAGAAGGCCAAGCAGAAGCTTGGCGGCCTTGGTGGGCAGGATCGCACCGGCCTGCATCGGCGCGATGCCAATCAGGTCGTATCTGGCAAGACGCCACCCGTCGGTCGCGACCGCGCAGCCCTTCATGGCGTCGAGATACACGCCATTCAGGTAGTAGCGGGTTTCCTCGGTCGAGACGCATGGCAGGGTGTTGTGCAGAGCCGCCCAAAGGTCGGCCTCGGCCAGATCGAAGCCGTCACCCTCTGCGCGCCGCATCACCGGGAATTCGGTGGACGGAAGGATCGAGCGCACCCGCTGCGTCATATCGGCGGCGGCAATGGTAAGGATTTCTGCTTGCCCCTCGCGCGACAGCGACAGCCGGACATCCCCCCTGTAGCCCGCGCAGGCCATTGCGAGGCGGCTGGGGGCAACGGCGATGTCTAGGTCGGCCTCGGCCGAGGCCGGAACCTCGGTTGCGATCTCGATGTCAAGATCGGTGGCGGTCACTGTCGCCACGTCTGCGCCAGCGGCGGCAGTCAGGCGCAGCATCCCGAGGATCGGAATAGGGTTGCGCCGCTCGATCGCGGCGGCGGCCGTGCGCAGGACGGGGGCGAGGTCGGTCGAGTGAATGGTGACGGTCATCTTCGTATCCTCTCTGGCGTTCGGGAATGGGGCGGCGTATCGCCCCACAGTCGTAGCGTCACGGAAAGATTTGCGCATTCGGCAGCGCTAGCCGCAGCGGCGACACGTCGCTGATCTGGTTGTCCCCGAGGTAGAGCTCCGTCAGCCCGGTCAGTCCGGCGAGCGGCGACACGTCGCTGATCTGGTTGCCCCAGAGGTCGAGCTCCGTCAGCCCGGTCAGCCCGGCGAGCGGCGACACGTCGCTGATCTGGTTGCCCCAGAGGTAGAGCACCGTCAGCCCGGTCAGCCCGGCGAGCGGCGACACGTCGCTGATCTGGTTGCGCCCGAGCTGGAGCTTCGTCAGCCCAGTCAGCCCGACGAGCGGCGACACGTTGCTGATCTGGTTGCCCCCGAGGTCGAGCGTCGTCAGCCCGGTCAGTCCGGCGAGCGGCGACACGTCGCCGATCTGGTTGCCCCCGAGGTGGAGCGCCGTCAGTCCGGTCAGCCCGGCGAGCGGCGACACGTCGCTGATCTGGTTGCCCCCGAGGTAGAGCTCCGTCAGCCCGGTCAGCCCGGCGAGCGGC